GTGCTGAACGAAGACAACGAAAGCTACACAGTAGAGTTAGAATGGATTTCAGAAATTCCCTTCTCGATTACACCTGCACAAGGGCGAATGATGTTACTGCAAATGGGCTTATTAGCAGCGGTCAAAGAAGCAGTCGAAAACTCAATTGATGGAACACTACGTATATTCTGGGAGTATTCACTTAGTTGGGATCGGGATAATATTCACATAGCAGTCATGGCAGGTATGCTGGATATGTCGGAGGAACAAACAGACACTTTCTTCACCGAAGCAAGTAAAATATAAATCACCTTAGCTAAAAATAATCAACCCTTTCATGCTTAAAACTGCCTCACAGCCACTTTTTCCAATGTCCTCTAGCCACTGATTTTCTAGGATTACCTTCATAGCATCAATGAATCGATGTCTATGAGATTTTCTTTTTCTACACTTGGAGTACAATTAATGGCTATCCATGAAGGCTACCTTCAGGAGAACTTTTTGGCTATAACTGCCTCCGATTCCAAAGGCATCTCCATAGAAGATTTTTTCACCAAACACGAAGCTGCCCTCCAAATCGGTAGAGACTACGACACCGAGACGTTCTTCATCAAAAACAATCCTGAAATCGCACTGATTCCCGTAATCGGGGAAACTTCCAAAATGGGAGGATCTAATGGAATGGAAACGATGAGTCTTTCTCAGATGCTCCTCAAGGCTCAAAGATCAGGGAAGTATAAAGCCGCACTGATCTATGTAGACAGTCCGGGTGGTTCTGTAGATGGAATGGAAGACTGGGCGGATGAAATCAGAAACGCCACTATTCCTACGCTTGCCTTCATCGATGGCTATGGCGCCTCTGGTGGATACTGGCAAGCCATATCAACCAATCGAGTATTGGCAAATGTGGCCAACTCGAATATGATCGGATCAATAGGAGTCCAGACACTCCATATCGACCGTAGAGCGGTGGCCAAAAACACTATTGGCGACGTCAAAATCATCCGTGCCCGACAGTCGGAACTCAAAAATGCAATCAACTCCTATGAGGAGCTTACTCCTGAAGGGGAAGCCTGGATCATAGATAGACTATCAGAGTCTGCCGATACCTTCATCAACTATGTGAGCTCCCGACGACCAGACATCGACGTGAACTCTGATGTGATGAAAGGGGCTGTGTACACAGGACCGCAAGCAGTAGCTGCCGGGCTGATTGATGGACTGGCTACCTATGACCAGGCGATCGCTGAACTGATCGGAATGATCCCGGCAGGCGAAACACGTAATTCAAAATCAAGTACTACTAAAACAAACGCAAACATGAAATTCAACATTAGCATGACGGCTATTCTGTCATTCTTAGGTTTTGGAGCTGTGGCATCTGCGGAAGAAGCCCCACTGGTGACAGAGGAGCGACTGACCGCATTGAATGCAGGTCTTGAAACTGCCACCGGCACGATCGAGACCCGAAACGCAACCATCACCCAGCTCAACGCAGACCTGAGTACTGCAAAATCATCTCTGGTCACTGCCGAGGCAGATCGGGATAAGTACAAGGCCGATGCCGAGAAATACGGCAAGCAAGCCGGTGCCACTCACACGCCTCCAAAGAAGGATAAGCCTGAGGGAGGAAATGAGGAAACTGCCAAAACAGAGCAGGAGGAATTCATGAGCTATGCTCATAACAAAGAAGTTTTGAACGACATTTCTAAATTTTCATAATCAATGGCTGATTTCAATATAGACGCGATCATCGCAGAATTTGGTGCCCGATACACCCCTGAGGGTCAAACCGAGCGGGATATTAAGACGCAGCTATTTGCTGCCTCTGAGACCGAGGCTTTCTTCTCCACTGTGCCAAACACAGGAGATTATTACAAAAGTGCTTTTGCCACGATAGATGAGGTGACTCAAGCATTTGGCATTCCGTTCACATCCAAAGGAGGAAGTACTTTTGAACCTTGGGAAACTAGGCTTGGGGAGTACAAAGTGGATCAATTGTTCACTCCTGACAGATTCAAAAACTCTTGGGCTGGATTCTTGGCCGCTACTGCTGAGGTAGATCGCTCCAAGTGGCCGGTGATCATGTGGTACATGGTGAACCTATTGCTACCAAAAATTACAGAGGAGCAGGAAGAAGAGCAGTCTTTTTGGGGTTTTCAAAAGACAGGGGTAAATGCCTCTCCTACGGTAAATGGTACCACGTTTGTCCGAACATTTGCAAACGATACTACGGCTACTCCTGCGAATGCGGCTGTAAATGGAATTCACACCATCATAGCGAAGATGAGAGCTGCCGGTAGATCCACTATGAACAACTCAGGTGTATGGTCAACCGATCCTTTGGAGTTTGTAACTGAAGTCGAAGAGTGGATTCAGGCAGTTGAGCCGAAGCTTCGCAGAAAAATGGATTTTCTATTCATGGAGGAAGCGCTTAAGAATCGTTACATCGACGGTAGAAGAGAGAAATACAACAAGAGTTATGCTCAGGAAGCAGATCTATTATTGATCGATAAATCTATTATCAAAGTGCAGTCACTGCACTCCATGGTAGGTGCAGGAGATTTTGTTTGGATGACTCCTGCCTTGAATCGAATCAGACCTATTGCGAAAGAAAGCAATGGGATATTTGACCTTCAGAAAGCGGACAGATCTGTGAAGATCATGACCGACTGGAAGAAGGTAAGCACCTTTGACGTGCCTGAACTGGTAGTGCATAATGACCGAGGTGCTTTGATCACAGCGGAGCTTATCACGGAGAGATATTCCTAATTGATTTATGAGATCCGGGCAACTGGATCTCATAAATTTCACTTTTAATTAAACTATTCAATGGCTGAAAAAGAACTGACACTTGAAGAAGCAAAAGCTATTCAAGGAGAAAATAAAAAGCTCGTATTGGAGCTGACCGTAGCAAATGAGGCAATAGCCAAAGCGAATGCGGTATTGAAAGAAAACGCCACATTGAAAGAGGCTGTAAAAAGTCTCAATGATGAACTGGCACTGAAAGAGCAGGAGAATGAGGATCTAGGGTCCTATCCTGTTTTGACTCATAAGGGTAAAAAATACGAGTTGATTGATCCAAAATCAAGAGCTCGGTTTGAAGGCAAAAATATAGTGATCACGCTTGAGGCTTTGAAAGAAGACAAAAAGCTGATTGAACACTGCATCAAGAAGGGATATTCCTGCTTGAGAGAAAAAGGAGGCAACTAATGGGCTTTGAATCGCTGAAGAAAAACAAGATAAGGGACAATGCTCCTGGTCTTCGTAAAAATATACTGATTGCAGAGCGCGATTGGTTTATACCATTGACAGGATTGAAAGCACCTGCTGGACCATTTCTTTTGCCTGGAGATACGCTCAGGATCACCGAAAGTCACGAATTTATTGTGGGAAAGGGTTTTATCCCATTTCACTCTACATTGGCCACCGCTGAGCTTACGGGTGAGAATGTAGGTGACCGAGAGTCTCGAACTAATAATCCGAGTCTGGTAGCCCAGCATCCAGGCTTGACAGCTGAGATTGTGGAGTTTTTCCAATCCCGAAAAAATGGAGATTGGATCGTACTTCAGCAGACTTTGGCTGGTGAGTGGATTCAGATGGGAGAGGATGGACTCGAAGCAGAGATTATGTTCTCGTTCGGTTCAGGCAAAGTCGATGGTGGATATCAGGGCGTGACTGCTACGATTTCCAACTTCGGTAAGCCATACTTCTATGAGGGAGATATTGTATATTATCCTCTACCGGATGTAGTCTAACCATGGAAAAATCAAAAAATAAAGTTCCGTCACTTCCTGAGCATGTGGCGAAGAAGTACGAAGCACTCATCGTACCTACTGTAGTGATGATTGCTTCGGGAAAATCAAAAGGCTCTTATGATCTCACCACGATCAGTATGGAGGATGCCGACAAGTTAGCAGCTGAAGGGAAGTACTTGAAGAAGAAATCACCCGATAACGCTTCAAAAGCAACTCAAGAGATTAAAGGTTAAATATTAGGGTTTTAAGATTGGTTGTAAAAACCATCCCATGTTTGGGATGGTTTTTTTATGTCCTCCAATTGGCAATTTCCAACCCTTAGGTTTGAGACATGAAGCGAACCAAAAAAACAACCCAAACCCTACTGGAAATTTCCAAGAATTTGCCAAAACAGAAATATAAATCTCTCTGTAGATTATACGAAGTGAATCACTATAATCGGTTAAAATCAGCATTTGACAGTAATGGAAAAATAGGGGTGAAGGCTTATGTTAAGAAACTAATCAAGCCCGAATTTGAATTGCAGTTTTTCACTCGCATTGATCAGCTATTGTGATGGACGATATTGATAGATGGCTGCAAGATCAAGACTATTCCAAGGGGGTAGCGCTATATCGGAAGTATGGATCAGATGCGGTATTGCTTACTATTTTTGACTTACCCGAGACTTCATTCACGCGAAAGAAACTAGCAGCTGCTCTGGAATTGATCTCTGGGAATACAATCGACAAATCAGCCAAAGAAGTAGCGAAAAATCCAGATCAGGAATCAAAGCAGGTAATCACTCCAAAGCCGGTGCTTGAGCTGATCCGAAAAAGGAGCCAATATCATGAGTCATTATTTCATACTACTTCCAAGTCTGACAGGCACAAGATATCCTTAGCCATTTTAGCTATTGGTACCAAGCTGGACGGATGGTATGATCACGGTCAGCTGCCATCAGGCGAGGTGGAGAATGATATTCAAGAACTCGACATTCCCATCAATGCATGGGATCTCCATCAAACGGTCAATAACAATATGACCTATATCACGAAAAACAGGAAGCGAGAAGATAAGCTGGGAGAGGTGAGCCGTAGAACCCGACAAAACACAGCAATAGAAAACCGACTAAAATCGATGAATTATGAGTAGTCTATTCCCCGAGAATCGCGGTAAAATCGAAGTGAAAATGGATACTCCTGAGGACAGGATAGCCGGATTCATGATCAGCAAGATTGAAAAAGAATCGCTTCATAAAGGGGATCATATCATTATGAAACGATGGCTGAAAATCTGGGGATTGCTACTAAACTATCATTCACCATCTCAGGCAGTCGAAGCACACGTCAAAATGTGTACTGAAGATCCTGACATTGGCACGATTAGCACACGTACCGCTTGGTATGATTTGAAAAATGCGACTAGAATTTGGGGAGATCTGAATGAGGTACCCTATCATGCATCCTTGGTATTATTGTCAGAATACGCAATGAAAACCTTCCAATTAGCAGCGCAAAAAAAGGATGTCAAAGAGATGAATCGATCCATAGCCGAAATGAGGGAAATAAGAAGGGATCTACACAATATCTCAGACACCGGAGATACTGACACCGTGACCTCTCGATTTGTATTGATTATCCAAACGGGAATTGATGGCCAATCTCCCAGGACTATTGATTTGGATCATTACGAAGATTTGCCTGAAGATATCGCTAATGAGGTGATTGAGGCGGTGCAGGGACAAGAAGTGGATTCTGGTAAATTCATGCAAATCGTAGATGATGCTAAAAATGTATCAGAATAAAAATGCTGAAAGCAACACAAACGGTATTCAATAAACCTCAGCAGATTTTCCAAGTACTTAAGTCATTTTCTGCCAAAAACATATGGTCCAGAGGTACTGGAAAATCCTTTTTGATAGCTTGGCTAATTCACATGATTGTGAAGTGGATGCCTCGATCCAGCTGGGCAATTATCGGAAAATCCTATAAGCAGTTATTGACAAGAACCCTTCCGACTACCATAGCCACTTTGGAGAGTGTTTTTGGTTATAAGCAGGATAGGGATTTCTTTGTCAGAAAAAGGCCACCTAAAAATTCACGGTTTGAAAGCCCATTTTCCCCACCATTGGACTATGATCATTGCATCACTTTTCGGAACGGCACCTTCTTTCACCTGGTATCGCTTGATGGTGGTGGCTCCACTATTCGAGGACTGTCAATAGATGGCTATCTGGGAGATGAGGCCTTGGAAATCAACAAGGAACGCATGGACTCTGAGGTGGTACCTACCAATCGCGGAAATATGCGGTATTTTAAGCACATCCCATTTCATCATGGAAGCTTCTTTTTCTCCTCGATGGGATATGGCCATGAATTCAAATGGATGCTTGATTCAGGCAAGTATTACGAAGACGATGGATTCAATTTCAGGGCTATACGTCAGCAGATTGTAGAGAAGGAAAAAGAGTTGGTGGACTGCCCTGATAAGGGTAGAATGTCCGAATTATGGGAGCAGATTCTTAAGCTCAAGCGCCAATTGCGCTGGTATAAGAATAAGAATGGTTTCCTGTATATGGAGGCCGATGTATTCGATAATATCGAGAATGTAGGCTGGGCCTATATCAAGGAGATGCGGCGAACTCTATTGGACTTCATCTTTATGGTGGAGATGCTGAACTGGTTCCCTGAGGGCATTGAATCAGGCTTCTATTTCTTACTTAACCGGACAGATCACGGCTATTCCAATAAGTTTGATCAGGGATATATATCAGGTCTTACTCAAGATGGAGCAGCCATTAAGACCGCCGATTGCCGTATGGATAGCGACCTGGTAGGAGGTCAGCCCTTAAGGATAGCGGTCGACTGGGGTAGTCATATCAATAGCCTCACGATCACCCAATACCTACTAAGCATCAACACACTCAGATTCATCAAAGACCTCTATGTCAAGGGTGAGTTGCTGGATAAGTTAGCCAATGACTTCTGTGACTACTACCACTACCACAACAAGAAGGAAGTCTATATGAGCTATGGTCACGATGGTAACGTACATCATGCTAATAGTAAGCTCACCTATGCCGAGCAGTTCTCTAAGATCCTTGAGGCCAGAGGATGGATAGTTTACCTCAGTTATGAATCAGTACCATTGGGTCAGATGGAGCGATACCTATTGTGGGGGAAGGTGCTTCAGAACAGTAGCAATGCCAAGAAGGGTAAGCCTACTGATCCATCACTTCCATTGGTAGAATTCAATCTTGATAATTGCAACGCCACATTTATATCCATGCAGAATGCTCCTGCAAAAGAAGGAAGGAATGGAATCGAAAAGAATAAGAGCAGTGAACGCAATGCACTCATACCTCAAGAGGAAGCTACTCACCTAAGCGACACCGCTGACTACAATCTGACTGGGATAGTTCGCGATCCCTTCTCAACGATGCCTGCTTACATCGGGAATTAAAAACAAGATTTAAACTATAGTGAAAGGATATCCGACCGCGTTCGTATATCCTTTTTTTTTGAAAGAAATTGCCAAATTCCCACAGATCATGGCTGGGACGATCCTGCGATTTTGCAGTATGCTGGGAACGTATCGTTTATAAAAATCTAAATATCAAATTTTTGTAACTTTTTGGTTTGCAGATATAAAAATTTAGAATAAACTGGATTTTGCATGTCCTCTATATCATTGGATACTCTATTCATATTTGAATATGAAAATTATTCATCTCAAAGATGCGATGGCAGAAATGGAAACCGAAAATCCTTTCTCGATCACATTTGTGACCTGTGATACTAACAGGAAAACAGGTGGTGAAATAATAAAATTGGAGAATGTAATGCTGTCATTCAATCAAAAGAATGCTAGGGAATCAGGTTTTGAAAAACCTCAATTGCCTGTTACTGAATTTTCAAAAAAACCAAAGCACTATACAAATGCCACTCGCAATGTGTTGCTGCAAAATGGCATGAGGCGAAAATTTCACATCCGATTACTTCTCGAATTCAACGGACAAAAAGTATTCTATTAATATGAGCAATGTAATTGAAGGGATTAATCCCGGGGTGGTGTATTCCAAAGCCTCAGGGAATATTTGGAAGACAATTGATTCGAAAGCTCATCACTTGATGAAGGTACCGACTATCAAATCCAATGAATCTTCGGAGATAGTCATGTGGGGTACCGACAATCTATTTCCTCAGCGAGTCTTGAAAGAGATTCGTAAGAATACAATCATCGGTCCTACGCTGAAGAAGCAGGCGGAGATTGCCTATGATGAAATCATCTACGGATTCAATGAAGACGATGGGAATGGCAATGTGAAATTCCGAAGAGTCATTGATCCAAAGGTCGAAGCTTTCTTTAAGCGATCACATATCCACCGCTACTACATTGAAGCGCTGAGAAACTTTTATTACTTCTACTTCGCAGTACCGAAACTCATATTTACGGCGGATCGATCTGAGGTGTATTCCTTATCCTGTTACAAAACCGCTCACTTTAGATTTGCGAAGCCTAATGAATCAGGGCAAATACCAAATGGATATGTGTGTGCTGATTGGGAATCAGTGATGAGTGTGCAATCTGATTATGTCGAGAAACTTACACTCATCGACATCTATGCAGATCCTGAAAGCTATCGAGCAGGGATAGATTTCAAATTGATTTATCCGCTTGCCTATCCTACTGAGGATGAGATTCACTATCCCTTAGTCGATTGGAATGCAGCGCGTGAGTCGGGATGGCTTGACGTAGCGCAATCCATTCCCAAATTCAAAAAGGCACTCATGAAGAATCAGATCTCATTGAAGAGTCTGATTCAGGTACCGAGCTGGTGGTGGGAATGGAAGTATCCGGGCTTTTCCAAGATGGATCAAAAAGATCGACTGGCTGTTCAGAATCTTGAGATTGACCGATTTGAATCTTTCTTCAAAGGAGACGAGGCAGCCGGAAACTCCATGATGGTCACTTACATCTCTGATCCAGCCCATCAAAAAGAATATCAAGGCTGGAGAATCGATGCAGTTGATAACAAAATAAAGGATGGCCTGTACATCGAGGACTCAAATGAGGCATCATCTCATTTGTTGTATTCTCTTGGAATGGATCCCGCTATTGTCGGAGCACAACCCGGTTCAAAACTTGGCGCTGGTTCTGGCTCTGACAAGCGAGTAGCGTTCAATATTTATCTCGACACGATCCGATCCCATCAAGACATACTCTTGGAGCCACTGTCATGGATAGGCACTTTCAACAAGTGGCCCTCCTACTGCTATAAATCCCGAAACTCGCTGAACGCTTCAAGTTCTGCCGCTGCGGATCTACCGCCGTCAAAGAATCCTATGGCTGAACCTGTACAACAATCCTCGTAATGGCACAACTTATTACCACCATCGCAGAAGTTCAAAACTACATCCGTGTAGCAAATGGACTTGACATCAAGACGCTGCTTCCCGCACTGAACGAAGTGGAGATGCAGGATCTCACATTCTACCTCGGGTCTGATTTGCTTCAGGAAATCATAACGGCTACGAATACAAACAACTTGACTCCAAGACTGGAAAAGATTGCGCCGTATGTGACGGCTGCACTTGCTTGCCTTGCGGTATGGAAAGCAGGTCCCGAGATAGAAGTACTCGTCTCTGATTCCGGTATTATGCGTACCGAGACGACCACGGAGAAAGCCGCATACGGCGGACAGGTGATGAGATTCCGAGATGTGGCTGCAAATCGTGGGTTCAAAGCAGTAGAATCATTCCTTTTGGAGCTTGAAACCCACACCCAGGACTATCCCGAGTGGCTTGGATCTGCCTATTATGCCAAAAAGAAAGGCTTGATGATCCGTTCGGCTATGGAGTTTGAGCAGTCAGGAGAGAATATTCAGGGATCATCGCTCACATTTCAGGCACTCCGAACGATTATGATTGACATTCAGGAGCAGTCTATCAAAGCAGTGCTCCCGGAAGAGATGTATAATGAGCTGATTGCTCAGATATCGGACGCCAATCTTTCACCAGAAAACAAAAAACTGGTTGAAAACTACCTCCGACCTGCGATTGCAAAGCTCACGATAGAGGAAGCATTGACTACGCTACCGGTGGAAGTGAACTACTCAGGTGTGGTAGTGAATCAGCTCGAACTTGCCGGTGATGCCCGAACTTCCAAGATGGCAGACTTAGCCATGATCGAAAAGAAAGCCTGGGCACTCCGTGGTCGTGGTGGATACTATCTATCGAATATGAAAGAGTATCTGAACACCAATGCCACGGCGGTGATTTACCCACTCTGGTTTGGATCGGACAACTATTCCAAAACACTCCGTGCCCAAATCGAAGAAGATTCTATCCATCCCTCGGATCGTAGAATCTACAGATCATGAATATTGAAAAAATAGTAACCAAATCAATTCAGTTTATGAGTGAGGGATTGAATCTAGCGGCGAAGTCATTTGGGTTCCAAGAGTGGGACTCGATGAACAGCTATATTTTCATGATAGCCAATAAAAGCATAACCTCTTTAATATTGATTTTCTCATTCAGCATTGGAATAACCGGATGGGTAGAGAACTGGATTTTTGCGCCGCTATACACCTACATGGTATTTATATCGCTGATGCTTGCTGAGATTCTTCTCGGAACGATCAAAGCGATGCAGATTGACAAGGAGAAATTCAACTGGGACAAGTTTGGGAGAATTGCTCCAAAGTTACTGGCTCATACTTTCGCTTTGAGTGCGGCCTTTCACATGGCCAAGGCCGAGCCGATGTTTTCATGGATGCCCAGTAGCATCTTTATTTTCTTCAGTATTCAGAATTTCATGAAGTGCCTGCTTCATTTGATTGCGCTCAAGTCGCTGGATGGAAGTGTAGCGGACTTTATGATGAGTAAATTTTCACAGAACAATGATTTCATTCCAACCGACACTAAAAATGAAGACAAACACAAAGGGGATAGCGATCCTTCATGAATTTGAAAATTGTGCAAAGAAGCTTCCCAATGGGACTCTTCAAGCTTACAAGTGCCCGGCTGGAAAATGGACTATAGGCTGGGGGAATACCTTTTATGAAAACGGAAGCAAAGTACTTGAGGGAGATATCATCACTCAAGAAAGAGCGGACAAGTTGTTTCAGGTAATACTATCGGGATTTGAGATTATGGCTAGAAAAGCTATAACGGCTCAGGTGAATGAAAATCAATTCGCTGCATTTGTCTCCGCACTCTACAACATCGGTCATGGATCAGCAGAGAAGTCGGGTTTGATTCGCTTGAAGAATGGAAATCCTTCTACACTGCTCACCATGATTAATCAGAATCCAAATCAGCCCGGTATCCGAAAACAATTCATGGCTTGGGTATCTCCTGGATCTACATTTGAAAGAGGACTAACTCGAAGAAGAACAGCCGAATCCAATCTCTATTTCTCATGAAAGCCAGGACATTCATATTGACTGCTTGCTTTTTTCTGATGGTGATTTCATGCCGCACGCAGAAGAAGGTAGAATCTTCGAAGAGTCAGTTTGAAAATATCAATACAGCTGACACTTTGGTCCGAAAGTATGAATACATCAACGCCGACTGGTATCGGGTGAATGAGTTGCTGATCAGGCGTGATGGGCTGCTTACGATTCGGTTTGATTCACTTACCAACGTGTTGATCCTTCCTGACCGCACGATTCAGGCGATTGGATACAACCCGGTGATAGAGTCCAGCACGATTGAGACGGAGAAGTTCAACTCCTCGGATTCTGTATCCTTTACCAAGACCGATTCGATGCAATCCACGGGATCCAAAAAAAAAGCAGAGTCAGGATCAGAGGAAGGCTTGTCCAAAGAAATTGAGCGGACACCATCGCTCACACCTTGGATAGGAGGAGGGATTGCAATCACACTTGTGGTTTTGGCTGTCCTCTGGTTTATCTCGAAAAAAATCAAAATTTAAGTTCTTACAATTAATAAAACTCCTTCAATTATGAAAAACTTTCTCATTATCTGCCTGATCTTCTTTTCAGGCCTTCTCACCTCTTGCAATCTCAGCAAGACCGCTGTGATCAAAGACACAGTGAAAACAATAGTCACAAGCACTCCCGATTTCTACCAGTTCTACGATTCGGAATATGGAGAGGGAAAGCTCAAGGACTATTCGCATACCGTTAATAATGAATCCGGCAATCCAGATACTATTATCAGAATGATTCCCGGAGAGAAGCAAGACGTTGGATATTTTATTATTCGGCCTGCATCTTCTGCCGGAGTCAGTACTACGATGTCACCTTCTGGACCATTATCAGGCGAGATATCCATACCGTTATTTAGGCTCAAGCCGATACTTATTCCTCAGCGAGGCAATTAAATCATGCGCAAGATCGAGGTAATCTATTACCGAAAGATCTTGGGCAGCACGACTTACACGGTCGATGTGCCTGCTAACTGGAATGAACTTACTACCAAGCAAGTCATTCAGGTAGCAGGCTTGTTGCATTCCAGTCAGCAGGACATCAATCGATTCAGGATCGGGCTACTTAAGATCTTGATGGGCTTCAAGTGGTATCACTTGGTGATGTTGGGAGGCGAGCGATTGATTGATCTTTTTCCATTTGTCGATTTCATCGAAAAGGAAATCACACTTACCACGAACCCTATCCACAAAATAAAAGCTATTGGAGGAACACTTATCGGACCGGTCGGGGACTTTTCCCAACTGACAGCTGATGAGTGGACGGATGCGGATGAGGCTTACATCGATTACCGGAGAGACGGATTACTATGTGACTTGGATCGACTCATTGCGATTTTATACCGACCGGCTAATCCTGACATTAATTTGCATCAAGTTGGAGATATCCGAAAGACGTATGCAGATCATCAGGTACTCAATCGGATTCAAAGACTATCGAAGGTGGATATCCGTATCAAGCAGGCAGTGGTACTCTGGTACCAGGGATGCCGGATGGAGTGGGAATCGGTATTTGCCCGGGTGTTTACCAGTAAATCGGAGGGTCCCGACTCGTTTGGATGGCAAGAAACTATCCTTAAGCTATCGGGAGCGGAGTTTGGGAACGAATCTCAAACCCTAAAAAGCCAAATGTATAAGCTAATGCTGAAGATGGAGTACACTTTGAAAGACGATGAGTGGACCAAGCAACAGCAGGATGCAAGAAATTCTAAATCAAGAGCCTAATGCTGATCAAAGATCATAAGACCTATACAGATTTCTTTCGCAAGATGGCCACCCATCACAAGGATATCCACCATACCGAATCGGAGTCTCATTTCTCACGGATGAATCTGTCATCACATCCGGTCTTGGCACGTGAAGACATTAAGGAATTTATTAAATCCTTAAAAAACAAACTCTATTTCCCTGCATTATTGCTCAATTCCTATCAGGCGAAGGGTGAATCCACAGATTCCAGAGATGCGAAGCGCAAAGTATTCCAAGGGGAGTTCTTTATTCTCGATCGGATGAATCGGGAGAATTGGGATCAGCAGGATGAGATATTTGACCGCACGGAGCGGATTGGTACCGATATCCTTTCTTTTCTGAGTGAATACTATGAGGATTCCCCGAATGAAGGATACTTTGAGTGGAATGACACCATGATGGAGAAGATATCCAATCTGGAAGTGGACAGCCTTGCCGGTACGAAGTTTTATTTCACGATCAGCATACCCAATGAAATTGATTTTCACCTTGACTTGAATCGATTCGATTCAGAACTATTTGACTAATGTCTACCAAAACCTATAATTACATCAACGGAGGAGTATCCGGGAGCGTAGATGCTACGGTCAATATTACCTTTTGCAATATCCAAGCTGCACCTGGAGGAACACTTGATGATTTGATTGGGTATCTGAATATCCAAGTAACACTATCAGAGGCCGTCCCATTTGGATTGACACTTTTTTTCAATGTGCAGTATCAGATCACAGATTCATTTGGTAGTAGCACAAGTACGTATCAGATAGGCCTCACACTTCCACCAAATGTGACCGCCCATACCTTTGAGGATGTGAAGTGCTATGAGAGTTTTGCTTCGCCTTATTCAGAGGAAAATTGGAGTTATACTTTTGCAGATCAAAACCAAGATCAAGTTGTAGGTAGTACGCTTGCGGCCTCAGTCGAATCTACTGTAGGAGCCAGTTGCTTTGGTATTCCAAATGGATCGATCTTGCTGAGCGTATCGGGGGGAAGTGGTGGGAATGTATTCATCTGGTCGGATGGTGGTGCCAATTCTCAGTTTCGAAGTAGCCTTCCTGCGGGGACTTATTCGGTCACCGTCAGAGACTCGGCACTCAACGAGGTGACGATATTCGGTATAGTAGTAGGTCAGCCTACTCAGATCGTGTTGAATCCAACCGTCACGCCGCCAGCTTGCTTTGGGGGAGTAGGATCGGTGACCACCGCTCCCAGTGGTGGAGCCGGTGGATATACATTCTCTTGGGGTGATGGGTCTACGGCTCAGAACAGAACCAATCTATCCGCAGGATCGTATCCGGTCACAGTTACTGACTCCTCAGGATGTACCCGACTATTCCAAGTCGTCATCACTCAGCCTACTCAGATCCTGATTACGGTCAATAAGACCGGGAAAAACATCATAAACCAAATCACCGGAGGTACAGCACCTTATTCTTTTCTCTGGTCGGATGGTGTGGTATTGCGGGATCGTACCAATCTGGATAATGGAGTCTATTCCTTCACCGTCACCGATGCCAACGGATGCCAGCAGTCCACTGTGATTGTAATTCAGGATTTCAAATTCTATTTCTCCAAAAATCCAATCTGGCTTGAATTGTCTGTAGATTCTGTAGTAGGCAAAGACAATCTATCCTATGTCTGTGAGGTATTCCTCGAAGAAGTCTATCAGTCTGATTCCTTTCTCAAGAAATACGAGTCTGAGCATCCGGCCAAGCGGGACGGAAGCACTTCCTTCAATGTGCAGCAGGTGCTCAATGCTTTTTTGGATTCTCAGGTTCCTACATATGCAGATGCTCAAGTACGTCAGGTATCGAGGGCATTCAAGCGATTCTATCTCCGATACTATCAGAAGTACGGCACGCCTCCGGTGCCTGATGCAACTACGACCAATGATACATTCTATGTGCTCTTTGGAGGGCTATCCGATCAGGAGTTCGCAAAGCAGACTTTCTTTGATTCCTACTTGGACATCACGCAGCCCTTTCTGACTTGGCAGCCGATCACGCAGCCAATCGCATCCGATCAGCATGCCTATCTCCACCTCGTAGTAAATAATCCAATCTACTCCGCACTCAGTCTGAAGGCCACTATTCGCTATTCAGACAATACGGCTGTGGATCAAGTGGTGAAGTCGGTCAATACCGTGGCACCTTTTGAGGTGTATCGATTCCCGGCAGGGATTCAACAGCTGGGGTTGCACTTGCTGAATCCTTCCAAGATCATTACCTCCTATGACCTGCAGGTCTTTTCGGCTGAGGTCGTGCTGTCTGAGAAGCGTACCTATGAAGTGTATGCTGCCAAAAAGCATTTCAAGAAGCTGTTATTTCTAAATTCCCTTGGAGCTTGGGATCATACCTTGTGCTTTGGTCGGGGGAAACAATCCCTCCGTACTTCCGAAGAGTCCATATCCAGAGCCTTGCCGGTGGGTTTTGCCTATTCAGATCGGGAGGAGGAGACCGTATCGAAGATGGGCACGCTCACCGGTCAGCTGGTCATCGCTACGCTAAACGGCTATCAGCGAAAGCACCTCACCGAATTGGCGATCTCGGAGCAGGTATTTGAACAGACCGCCTCGGGCTACTTGCCGGTGCGGGTGAGATTTGACTTTGATCCTGAAGATGATTTTGAAAACTTGGACGAAATAGAACTGGACATTACCTATCCTACCCTTCGCCGCTACACTCCGGAACTATGATCAGTATCACTGTAGATGAAGAGTTGATTGATATCAGCGAGGCGGCCAGCTTTTCCATAGCGGGGCGAAGTCCATTTGTCACACCCGGTGAGTTGTACGGGCCCAAGGTTTACAATATTGCCGCACTCGACAGCAATCGCAATAACCGGACGTTCTCTTTTGCTAAAATCCTAAATCATACCGCTCGGGTGCGAACCTATCCCAATGCGGAGATTCGATTCTCTGACTTGCTGTGGAAGCTGGGTACGCTGAAGCTTCGGGACTTTGACGGAGCCTATAATTTCTCATTTCACTCCGATGCGGGAGATATCGAGGCAAAGATCAAGAACCGAACCCTGCCTGCAGTAGACTTGGGTACGGCCGTATCAGATATGAATGTGACGGACATTTACCCTGCTGCAAATCATGCCTACTTCACGGTAAAGAATCCCAACTTCTACGGGACTAAAAATCCTTTGGCCACCGGTTATGTGAATCAATACAATGCAGGAGCCGGGAGACTGTTCAATCCCACGGATGATGGCGATGCGCACACGATCACCCCATTCCCATTTCTGCTCTACCTGCTGGACCGGATCTTCAAAGACCTGGGCTATTATGGAATCACCGGAGAATGGACTGAGGAGCTGACCATCCGGAAGGTGGTGGTCTATAATAATTTCGATCACCGTACGGGTACGATTACCTACAACCGTCACGTGCCGCCGATCTCAGTCGGGGACTTCCTGATC